TTGCACTTGTAGGTTGCGAATTTGCTCCATGGTCAAACGCCGCGTTTCATCGGCTGCCGCGCCTGTTTGCAACGATAGTTGCGCGGTTAACTCGACAATGCGCGCCATTGGTTCGCGCGTAGCCTCAAGCGCCGTTTGCGTGCCTCTAATTTCATCGGAAATGTCGCGGAAGATTTGGAAGCCCACGCCCACTGTGATCAGCGCGGCGGCAAGGCCAATCGGCGACGTCAACAGGCTAATCATGCCGCCAATGGCCAGCATTGCAGGACCAAGCGCCACGCCAATAGCGGCTATGCCAGCCACGAGCATTAGGGTTTTTGCGCTTGTTTCCGAAAGGTTAGAGGCCAACGCGGTTATGTCACGCGCCACGTCTTGCAGCAGATTTGAAAGCCCCGCTTTGCCCATCGCGATCATCAAGCTTTCAAAGGCGCCGGCCAGATTGCGCAGCGCGCCCAGCAGGCCGCCCATGCGCGCATCAGCTAGCTCCTGCGTGGCTCCGCTAACGTCTTGCAATCCGGCATAAAGCTCGGGCAGCATGTAAGACAGCTCGCGCATGGCAAGGATAGCCGTCGAGCTATTCATGTCGAAGATGCGGGCGATAGCGTCGACGGGTAAGTCGCTGACCTGGTCTAAGATCTCGGCTAGCGACCGCACGGAGCCGTCGGCATTGCGCAGCTCAAGCCCGTAAGCCTCCATCATGGCGCGGGCATGACGCGTCGGCGCGACAATATCGGTCAGGATTGACCGCAGAGCCGTGCCAGCAACGGAGGCGTCTAGGCCGGCATTGCTCATGAGCGCTGCGGCGGCGGCGGTTTCCTGCAAGCTCCACCCTGCGGCGCGGGCGGCCGAGCCCGCATACCGGAACGTGTACGCCATCTCGTCGACGTCCGCCGCTGAGATATTGGCCGCCGTCGTGACCACGTCCATCGCGTGGCCCATGTCCTGGGCAGCAATGCCAAACGTATTGGTCAACGCGCCGGCAAATTCCGCCGCCCGCTCCGCCGCCATGTCGGAGGCGATGGCGAAGTCGGTGACCGCCGGGGTCATCTCACGCACCATCGACAGGCTCATGCCGAGCTTGCCAAGCTCGACCTGGATTTGCGCCACTTGCGTCGCGCTCAAGGCCGACGACGCGCCCAACTGCTCGGCTTGTTGCGCGGTCAGCTCCAGCTGCCGGCCGGTCTCGCCGCTGACGACCCCAAGGATCGCCATCTGCTCTTCAAAGGTGCCGATGCTGTTATAGAGCGCCTGGCCGACCATGAAGCCGCCGAAGCCCGCGGCGAACGACCCCATCATGCCCGCGTGCATCATGGAGCGCGAGAACGTGCGCAGCCGCGCGCCCATGTTGTCGATCGCCCGCACCGTGCGGCGCTCGGCGCGCTCCACTTGGTCGCCGACGTCGCGCTCGAAAGCCGTGCCGATGGAAGCGGTCGCGGCCTCGATGCGGGTCGTCGCCGCTTGCACAGACGCGGCCATGGCCTGCATCGTGGCCTGGAACTGCGCGAGGCCCTCGGCCTGGATCGTAACGCCTACGGTGCCGGCAGTGGTCATCGACGGCCCCCAAGGCGCTCAAACTCTTTCTCAAGCTGGCGCAGATACGTGCGTTGCGCGCGGCGGAAGTCGCCCTGCGCTTCAAGGCGCCGCATGAACTCGATCTCCTTGGGCAAAGCCCGGCGACGATAGGCGACGGCGGCGGCGTCACCGGCGGCGGCACGGCGGACAAGCTCGCGCTTGGCCTTCTCCGTGCTCATTGAATAGCGGGCCGGGGCGGTGCTGCCGCCCAAGCTGCGGATCAGCTTGCGGGTGTCGGTGGCGGGCTTCTGCCCTCGCGGCGACCCTTGCGTCGGCGGCTGCCCCCGGCGCGCACGGCGCCCGAGATAGCGCTCGGCGCGTTGCAGGCGGTCAGCGAAGCGGGGGTCCGCCCCACCCTGCGCCCGGCGGATGCGGCCGAAGCGAGAGCGTTGCGCGCTGCTGCTGCGCCGCAGGAGTTTCATCTCCAGGGCGTAAAGCACTGCGTCCATCAGTGGATGATCCCCGCCTTGCGCTGCGTCTCGCGCGCGCTCGCCCAAATGTCGTCATACTCGTCCCGGTCGATCGGCTTGACGCCGCTGCCGGAGCCCTCGCTCTCAGGGTATTGCTTGGCCCAGCCGTCCACGACGGCGAACCACTCGGACACGCCGAGCGCCCAAAAATCATCCGGCCGCAGCCCGATCAGGCCGATGCCTAAGCCGATCCAGTCACGCCACGGGATGGGCTCTTCTTTCCGGGCTTTCCCTTGCTCTGCTCACCCTCCGGGGCAGCGAAAGCCTGGGTGAACACCTCGCCGAAGCCCTGCAGGATGCCCATGGCCTCCCACAAGGGCAGCGTGGCGACCTGCTCCGCCGTTAACGCGCCGTTGGCGGCCACCGTGATGGTGGCGACCATCTGCTCAGCGCTTGGGTCCGCCAGCATCCGGCCAATGTCCTGCACGCTGCGCGCGCCAAGCGCCCCTTCGAGGCTCTTCAGCAACGTCAGGTCCAGCTTGCCGACAAGCGCATGCTCGCCGACCTCGATCCGGTACTCGTTGCGCAGCGGGTTCATTCACCGGCCTCGACGGTGGTGCTCACAGGCGGCGGCGGGGGTGACGGGGCAGCGGTGGCCGCCGCCACTTGCGCGGCCTGCGCGCTTTGCAACGGCGCGACGGTCGCCCAGGAGTAGCCCTCGCTGTTGTTGTTCAAATCGGTGACGACCCACTTGTGACCGTCGTCGTCGGTCAAGGTCTGGCCGAGGCGGAGCGAAAGGGCGCACTGCACCCGCGCGGTCACGCCGTCCTTGTTCATCACAAAGTAAGCGACGGCGCTCGCGCCCTCGTCCGTCGTGATCTCGCCCTGGTCCCATTTTCCGATCTTAGGCATGGTCGCCCCCTTACTAAGCTGCGGTGAAGGTGATGGTGCCGGCGCTTTCGAGCGTCATCGAGAACTGCACGGCGCCGTTGTATTCGCCGTTGTTTTCGAGGCTCGTGCAGACAAAATTGCCGATGTAAGTGCCATATCCCGGCAAGGTGATCCGCGCGGGAAACTCGGCGCCGTCCCTCACCTTGGGCTCGATGAAGGCGAAGGCCGTGTCATCTTCAAATATGCCGTTGCCCGAAACGCTCATCTGGTACACGCCGCCCGCGGCCAGCAGGCGGCGGTGCAGGTTAGTGTGATCGCCGTGGGTAACGTCCACCTGTTCACGGTTCTGCGTAAACGACCGCGTGCGCAAGCCTGCAATCGCGGTGTAAGTGCTTGGCGCAGTGGTCAGCGCTTCCAAGGTGAGGGCTGCGCCCTTAGCAGCAGGCATGGTCTATGCTCCTTCAGTGATGAGGGCGCGCGCGGTGGCGACGCCGTGGAAAGTGCGACCGTCTTCGTCTAGCTCGACCTGGGATTGTTCGAGCATGACCAGGACAGGGTGATACGGGGCGGGCAAAGTCAGCGCCGCGCCCCGCAAAAGGGTTTCCACTCGGCTCAAGAGGCCATAGGTCTCAGCCGGGCTTTGCTTGTATGACCAGACATGCACGTCGATCTGCACTTCGCGCCCATAGGTGCTCGACGTGTCGAACTCGGTCGCGGCGACCTGGTTGAATGTCAGGTACGGAAAGACTTCGGACGGCGGCGCCATGTTGGCGAAGATCGGAAGCGGCAAGGTCAGCGCGCTGCCGCGTCCTGCTTCCAGAAGCGTCTTAAGCGTCGCGTCTTGGTTCAAGCGGGCGAAAATCGCCTTCATAAATTCAGCGGCGGCGCTCACGGTGTAGCCTGCCGAACTCTCGCTGTGAAAATTGCAAAGATGCGCGCTTGCATGGATTGCAAAGCGCGCCGCATAAACGGCCGCGGGGCGATCTTGCGCGTGCCGTATTCAAGAAAGCGGCTGTATTCCGCTTGGCTTTCAATCTCGATGGAGTAGTCGACCGCGTTAACCTGATTGACCACGATCAGGCTCACGAGGTTGCCTGTGTCGGTAGCCGGCGCCTCTCCTGGCGCCGATGCTTGGTGCGGCACGCGCGGCTTACCCGGACGCAACCGGCCAGCGCTGTCGGTCCAGAAACGCGTCGTGTAAATCCGCCCCGTCTTTGGCGGGTCTTGCACAAGCCGCTGCGCCTCGCTCGCTACCGCCTGCGCCGCGTCTTCCAAGCCCGCCACGATCGCCGCTTGCATGCGCGGCGACACGGCGCGCAAGCCGCTTACCGTGGCTTGCGCTCCTGTCACCTCCGCCCGGACCCTCATCCCGGCGTCTCCGACTGCACAAGCAGCTTAAGCTCGCGCCGCCGTTGGTCGGGATCGTAGGCATACAGCACGTTAAACGTGCGCCCGCCGTACACAAGGCGCTGGCCCTGTTTGACGTCCGATCTAAACCGGATCGTAACCCGGTGCGACGGGCGCACGCTTAGCGCCTGCGCCTCAAAGCGCTCTTCAGGCTCCACCGGCCGCACGTCGGCCCACACGGTCGCAAGCGCGGTCGTCGTCTCTGTCACCCCGCCAAACGCGTCACGCGCGCGGGTTTCGTTCTGGAGCTGCACGCTGTGACGCAAGGCGCCGCCTCTCACCCGAGGCCCCTCATGTGCTCATAGGGCCGCAACAGCATGTCGACGCCCAAAGGCAAAGCGGCGACCGCCATCTCCGCCGGTGCCGTAGCCTCTCGGTTTTCGTACAAGTGCGCCGCCAACAGGCGCAGGGCCATCACAAGCGGCGCAGGGGCCGCGGCGGCGTTGCCGTAGCCGGTGACAAACGTCACCACGATGCCGGCGGTCGCCATCGTCTCGGCGGGCCTAGCGGCCGTTGTCGACACATGCACCTCGTCGCCGACCCGCCGCCATAAAGCGGCATCAAGCGCCACGCCGTCGACGGTCACGCTTGTGACGCTTTGCACGGGCGCCGGACGAAGCGGGATGCGGTAATGCCCCTCCCCGCCGCTAAGGCTCGACAGATAGAACAGCATGGACAAATCGTCTTCATCGACCACCCGGCGCGAACCGGAGGGCGACGGCCACGCGCGCAGCGAGGCGGTCCATGTTTGCGTGATTAGCGCTGTGCCTAGACGCTGCTCGATGGCGGTCCGCGCCGCCAGCAAGTAAGCCGTCAGCAGCGCGTCCTCGCTCGTGTCTGTGATCCGGGCATGGGCGCGCAAATCCGCCGCTGAGAGAGGCTCGGCCGCCGGAGCGACCGTCTGCGCGTAGAGGATCAAAACCGCGCGCCGTAGCTCTGCATGCGGTTGGCCCACATGCGATTGCGCCCGCGCTGCGTGCGCCGAGAGGCCGTCATCAAGCGATTAAGTTGAGTTTTGCTCGGCCCGCCACTTCCGGCGGCGCGCAAGCGGCGGCTCACCGCCTGCTGACTAATCGCGCGAGAAGCGTAGTAGTCCCCGGCACCTTGATCCTCTAGCTGCCGAGTGACGCCGCGCAGCTGCGCCATCCCGCGACTGGCCGACAGGGACGAATCGCTTTCCGCGCCAGCCACGATGCGACGTTGACGGCTACTCATCCGCACGCCCCGGAACGACCGGGAGCGCTTCACTTCCAAGACGTACAGCTCAGGAGACATCGCCCTTGCCTTTCTTCGGAGTTGGCGCCAAGGCTTTTGCCTCGGCGTCCAGGGGTTCGACTTTGCCGGCTTCCAAGAGCCCGCGAACGAAGCCGGTGAACACGGTCCTGTCCGCCTTGTCCTCAAGCTCGATTTCGTCGCCAAGCTCATAGTCTCGCAGGGACCGCCCATCGGCGGCCCCCCGAAACGTCTTCGTCACGCGCACACGCATCAGCCGATAGCCGCCGCGCGCGAGCGATACGCGGTCGCCGACAAAGCCGTGCCCACGCCATGCGTGCCGCTAAAGTCGGCCAGCAAGCTAATGTAGCGCTTCGTCCCGACATAGTCGCCGAGATAGATGACGCCAGCGTCCGCAACCGCCGCCGTGAAGCTGCGGATGATGCCGCCCGTCGCCCACGTTTGGCCGCTTGGCAAAGCCACGTCGGTCGCCGCAACCGCTGTGTGGTTAGCGACGGTCGCGGTGTCCCCGTGTCGCAACACAAACTCGATCTTGTTCGTGGTTGTGAACGTGATGCCGCCCGCGCCGTGGCTGAGCAGCACCCCACACGCTTGGAAGCCGCGCAGGTCGACGGCAAGCGGGGTGTTGTCCGCCGTTAACACGGCCGGGACGATCAGTTGCCCCAATGTGGGGCGATCAAGGGTCTGGTACATGGATGCCCCTCCTTACGAGAACTGAAGCAGCTTGATTGCATGAAAATCGCGCACGTCGCCGCCGACACGACGACGCATCGGGAATTTGACGAAGCCGGGCGCGGTCTTGTCGTCCCGGTCAATCTCCACGCCGATGCGATCGACGATCTGATAACCGCGGGCGAAGTCGCCTAAGGCGACCGACAAGGTGCCGGCGCCAATGTCGGGCATTTCGTCCATCTCGACGATGGGGAAGCCTAACAGCGACGTGTAAAGCGGCGTGCCGTTGATGCCCCCGTGCGTCTCGGTCAGATAGCGGCCGTCGACGTCCTTCAAGAGGCGCACCGCGGCTTGTACGCGCCGGTTCATGACCCAGGTCGCGGCGCTCCGGTAGATCGGCTTCAGGTCAAAGACGAGGTTAATCAGAGCGTCGGCCGCGCCGGTCGTGGTCGTCGGCGTTGCGAAAGCGCCTGAGGCGCCGGTGCCGCGGACCGACAAGCTGTCCCAAATGGTCGCGGTGTAGGAACCGACCGCCGTGGTGCTGTGGGTCAAAAAACCTCGGGGCTGCTCGACGCCCGTGCCTTCGACGAAGCAGCGGTTCTCTTCTTGCGCAAACGCTTCTGCGCCCTCTTCAAAGATGAAGGCTTCGACGTCGAACATCGCATCTTCAAGCAGCGCCTTGGTCACGGTGGGGTAAGCATAGAGCTCGTGCGCCGTGAATTTGCGCTTGGACAGCGTCGGCGTGTTGGTCGCCGTGCGGGTTTGCAGCTCGCCGATCCACGCGACGTTCAGCCCCTTGCGATTGACCGGGATTTCAAGCTCGCGCGTGCCGATGTTGGTGACGCGGCAAATGTCGCGCATGGGCGACATTTCAAGCACGATGTCCAGGAACTCGGCTTCCTGCTCGGGCATCACCATATAGCCGCCGTCACTGGCGACGACGCTGGTCATGTCTTTCAGCTCAAGCCGCTCGGCCTCCGCCGCGCTCTTGTAGATCAAGCTTGCATCGCCCTTGCGAAACCACAAATCTTGTGCGCCGCGCTCAAAGTCGCGCAAATCCTTCAGGCGTTGGTCTCGGTCTTGCCCGTCGGCTTTCGCTTCCGCGCGCGCCGCGCGCTGCATTTCGACAAGACGCGCGTCAAGGGCGGATTTGTGCTCGTCGAACGCGTCCTGAATGCGCTTGAGCCTTTCTTGCGTCACGACGTCGTCAAAGCGCTTTTCAATGCCCTTCAAGCGATCGTCGTTCGCTTTGCGCTCGTCTTGCAGGATGCCAAGGATTTTGTCCTGCATCTGCTTGACCTCAAGCACGACTGAACCGCTGCCCGCGTCTTTTGTTTCGAGCGCAAGCGGGCTTGCGCCGGCCCTGAGGCGGGCCGCCGTTTGGTGCTTCACTGTGGTCTCCTTTGTTTATTGGCTTACAAAAGCCCGCAGACGGCGCTCAAAATCCGCCATGCTCTCTAGCGCCTCGATGGCGGCCTTGTGGTCGCCGATCCAAGCCCATTCATCCGCGTCCGGCGTATCGCCTTTGACGCTTGTGATCCGCGCGGTGTCGAGCATCGGGATTGGCACGAGGCTGATCTCCGCAAGCTCCACTTCCTTCAGGAGGCGCACGCCCTTCTTCGTGTCGTGCTCGGCGACCTTGGTCCGGTAGCCGATCGACAGGCCCATGTCCGCGCCGGCTTTCAACAGCTCATAGACATGCCGGCCATAGTCGCTCGCCGTGATGATCCGCCCTTTCGCGACCAAGCCGACCGCGTCTTCGCGTAGCTCGGTCCACACGCCTACCGGCGGCTTGCTTTGGTCGTGTCCGAACAGCATTGGGATGCGACCGGATTTCTTGCCGCGCAGGTGTTTTTTGAAGGCGCCCGCTTCGACAATGTCATCGCCGCGATCGCGTTCGCCGAAGCGGCTTGCATAGCCTTCGATAATGCCGTCTTCGGCTACCGATTTAAGGTCGAGCTCGACGATGGGCGCGTGGTCAATCTGCATTAGAACAAGCCCCTAGCCGCATCCGTGATCGCTCGCCGCTCATTGTTAAAATGCCGCCTGCTCGTGCCGCTGCTCCACCCCTGATATTGCGACGCGCTTGGCCCGAGGCGGCGCTTGCGGCGGCGCATATCTGCAAGCCCGCTTTGCACCTCGCGCCGCATGCCGCGGCTTGTGCGCCAGCGCCCAGTTGTCCGCAGTCCGTACTTGTCTTTCTTCGGCCGCCCGCGCTTTGGCTTGCGTCGCGCCATCGCGTCCGCCCGCCGCGCGGCGGAAGACGGGCCTTGCACTCCGCCTCGGCGGCGCTTGACCTCAAGGGCGTAAAGCTCAAGTTTCACCGTCTTCTCCCTCTTCGGCGCTTACGCCTGCGCTTAGACCTGGCACGGGCGCGATCGGCGCTATCGGCGTGATCCGCCGGCGCTCGGCTTCCCGGCGCACGACCCGCGCCAGCATGGGGTCCATCTCTGTTAGCATCCGCCCGAGCGCTTGCGCGGGCTCGGCCTGCCGCACGGCCCAATCAACGAAAACCACAGCGCGCCGCTGCCGATCGTCACCGATTTGCATGCGGGGCATGTGACGCGCGACGCACCGGCATCGGATCACCTCTCTTGCTGGCCCGCGCGGATCGCCTGGCCGCATCATTCGGGCGCCGCCGACGACAAACGCCTCATCCATCGCGCGCACTTGGCCGTTGGCCTTGCGGTGCGTTAGGCGCGTGCGGGCGTCCATGGCCGCGGTCCACACCTTCACAAGGTTCGCCCCGCGGCGCACGGCGGCCCGCGCCTCCTGCTCGGCCGCGTAGGTCGCCGCGTTGTGCAATTCCGTCCGGGCGATCATTTCCGCCCGTGACCGCGGAAGACCTGCGTCTCGCGCTATGTCGCGCCCGACCAAAATCTCGCCCCGTCCTGCCGTCGTGCCGGCGCTGACCGCCGACCGGATCGCCGCCCGCTGCGCGTCCGTGATCCGGCGGACCATGGCCGCCCCTTGCGTCTGCGCCCATTCGATGCGTTGCGCTCGAAACGTCGTCGCGTCCTTGGCCTCCATTGCGCCGATCACGCGGCGCTCCAGCATGACCACGTGGTCGAGCACGGCCAAGAGCCGCGACGTGCAGCGATGCTTGAGCCACTGCCCGATGCCGGGGCGGCCCCACTGATCCAGCGCCTCGGCGATCTCCTGCTCTAACGCCAGCTCCTGCGCCTGGATCGGCCGCCAGAAGGCGACCGTGTAAGGGTCAAGCGGCGGCCCGCCCACTGTCCGCCGCCGTCCCGTCGCCGCTCTGCATGTCGCCGTCGGCGTCCTTCGCAGGATCGAAGGCCGGGTTCTGCATCTGATATTGCACTGTTAGCTCGGTCGACACGTTGCGCAGCTCGGCCTCGGTGACGCCCTCTTCGCTGGTGCGGACCAGCGTGTCGATCGGCACGTTAAAGTTGTTCATGTAGATGCGCTCGCCGATCTCCGGCGCGAGCCGCTCGTAACCCAAAGCCGCGCGCTGCTCGTTCAAGGTCAACGGCGCGCTGTTTTGGCCCACAACCCTCTGCCATTTCGACGACACCTCGTCCGCCAGCGCGGGGATCTGGTCGACGTCGATCGTTACTTGCAGGTCCGGCGTGTTTGTGACCGCGGCCAACCAGCGGCCGATCTGGCCATAGAGGCGCTTGGCGATCGGGATCGCCGTGTCGCGATAGAAGGCGCGGTTAGCCTCCTGATAGTTGGAATAGGTGTTATCGCCGGGGATGCCTAGAAGCATCGGCGGTACGCCCAAGCCCAAGGCGATCCGCCGGCCAGCGTCGCTAAGCTGCGCTTGGCCTTCCATCTCCACGCTGGTCAGCCCGAATTGCTCCCACTCAAGCCCGCCTTCCAAAAGCAGGGGCTTGCCCGCCGCCTTTGGTCCAGTGCGCTCTTCAAGCTGCGCCTTAAGCGCTTCATATTGCTTGTCGGTAAGCCGTTGCCCGCCGTCTTCGTTGCCTTTCACGACCAGCGCGCCGCTTGGCCTCGCGCCGTTGTCGTAAAGCGCCTTTGCGTAGTCGCGCGCGGCCTCGAACATATCGAGGTCTTTTGCGACCGGCTCGAGCCCGCCCTGCCCGCGAATGTCCGATAACGGATTGAACGCCTTAATGAGCAAAAAGCGTTGCTGGCCTAGCTCTATGTTGACGTCCCAGCGCTTCACCCCGCCGTTGGCGCGGTAGACATAAGCCATCGGCCAACCGTCCGGGCCTTGGATAACTTCGAGATATTCCGGCCGCAGGGCGTACATCTGCACGGGGTCCATGACGCCCATGCCCAGCTCAACGGGCGCTTCGCCAGAAAGCGCGTAAAAGCCAGCTAAGGCCTCGAAGAAGCTTTGCCGATCGTCCTCGGCATTGGGATACTGAAACAGCTTGGCGGCGGGATGGCGGCGCCGTTCCGGCAGGTCCGACTGATCCACGTCGCCCACAGTAATCACAGGGTCAATCCCCGCCACCGCCTGACCGATCAGCCGCGTGGCTCGATACACGATCGGGTTCGTCCGAAAGCGCGGCAAAAGCTTGCGATATTCCGCAGGGCTCCAAGTCGGCTGTCCGACCCGGTGCATCGTCGCGATGCGCCGGCCTTCGCTAGCCTTAATTTGCAGGGGCTCTTCAGTCGGCGGCAAGAAAGCAGGCGGGATCAGGTCGCGCCAACGCATCACCGCCGCCGCAGGACCATGACGATGTGAGCGAGGCTGTAGCCGGTGCACAAACCGACAGCCCACATCGCGAGCATAGCGAAAACGTCACCGTTCACGCCGCTTCGTCCATCTGCTGGGGTTGCGCCTGCGCCGCCGCTTTGACCGCTTGCATTAGGCTGACGACGTCATCCTCCATGGCGCGGATGCCGAGGGTTTTAATGGCGGCGTCAAGCAGGCCAGCGAGCACCTGGAATTGAGCGGGGGTAAGCTCCAAGGTCATCAGGCGGCTTCCTCTTGTGGGGCTGGCAGGGCGGCGTTGAATGCTTCCCTAGCAGCCGTAATCCCGGCTTCCTTAGACGCAGTCCCGTATTGGTTTTGGTAGCTTTCCGCCGCACGCGAAAGCACGAACGTCAGATAAGCCTCGTTGGTGTCAAGCGGCTCGGTGGGCTGGGGGTAAACTTCTTCGGTGATGGTGAGGGTGTAAATCATGGGTCTGTCTCCTTAAGTCAGCGCCGCCGTTGAAATCCAACCGCCGTTGTAGACGTAGATTTTGTTGTTGCTGGTGTCATAGTGCAGCGCGACTTGGCCTGTCGGAATGTCAGCCGGAACGCCCGTAGGCGCTCCCGCGCTGGATGGGATCATCACATAGCCAACGGTTGCGCTAGTCGCCAAGGCGGCAGTGCCAAAAGCAATGTTTCCGCGCGATCCAGTTCCCGCGCCTTCGGTGGCGAGGATGGCCGTCGATGAACTCCAACCCAGATAAACGCGGCTGTAATTGGACGCGTCGGTGAACGAACGATACCAGCGATGCGCCTGCGCGCTCGTCCCCCGCCGCTGCGCGAGGGTGTCGGCGGCGTCCCTCCGAATCACCGCATCAGAGGAAGAGCCTAAAAACAGGCCGCCGGTATCTGTAGAGCCAACAAAATTACCGCCTGCCGCCTCTATGTTTTGCGCGGAACGCGTGAAGCCGTCTTTGCGGACATAAAACTGACTGACACCCCCCACCTGCAAATCCATGAGCAGGCTGCCCGCGGCGGAGGCGGTGTCGGTGACGTTCATGCGAATGGCGGTGAACGTGGTGGCGCCTGCGTTCCAGGTGTCCACCATGTCATAGATGTTCATCGTGGTCATGTCAGGGTCCTATGACTTTGTGACCATCGCGGCCGATCACCACTAGACCGGCGCGGGAAAGGATTTCTTTTTGCGGGCTGTTGGCGAAGCTCTGTTCAAGCTCCAACGGCGACGACGTCAGGCTGACGAGCGGCGCTGCGACCAGGCCGCTAAGCAGGGGCGCCAGCAGACGCCGGATCATTGGCTCAGCCGGTAATGGATTGCCGCGCTGCCGTAGGCAGTGCAGTTTAGTCGATAGAGCACGCCGGGCTCAGGTTCGTGGATCACGCCGCTAAAGGGCGACGAATAGCTGGCGTCGGTGCCCGCCGCGTCGGTGTCGACAATCAACCACGTCGTGCCGCCGTCAAAGCTGCGTTCGATGCGCACAGCCCAAGTGCCGCCGCCGCCCCACACTGACACGTTGAACCGCTGATAAAACACCGCAGCAGCGCTTTGGCCCGTTGCGGAAAACGAACCGGAAAGCACGCGTGACGCTTGATCAGGTTGGCCGCTTGCGGGACTGCCCATGCTAAAATCCTCTTAAGCTTGGGCTCGGCATTTCAGAGCCCAGAAGTAGGTCGGTCATCGCCCACACAAGCGCGTCCACGCGGTCGGGGCTGTAGCCTGCGGCCTCGCGGTCGAAGTCAGGGGTGAAAGCGCTCATTTGATCTTCAAGAATGCCGAAAGAGCCGCAGTGGTGGACGCGGCCCTGCTCATAGACGAGGGCGACCGGCTCGGCTCTGACCGCCTTGCCGCGGGACGCCCGCACTTGCACGACCCGGACGTTCGGGTCCGCCAGCTTGATCATGCTCTCGATCATGTCGCCGCCGTTGTTGACCTCGGCGACGATCCGATCCGCCCGGTGCAGGTGGTAGGCCTCGACAGCCCGCCGCGCCCAGCCTTCCGGGGTCAGGCCCTGCACGCTGTGATCGCCTAGCACGTAAGCGTGGGCGTGCATCCGATCGCCGGGGCCGCGGGCGGCGG